CTAAAACTAATCGAGAACATCTCGAAGAAGAACTAGGTGATATGTTAGCTATGATCGACATCTTACAAGAAATGGATGTCGTGTCATATACTAACATTGAAAAAGCACAAGCGGCCAAAATTGAAAAACTTAAACAATGGTCAAATATCTATGAGCAATCTACCTAAAGATGGAAGCAGATGGTCTGGAAGTGATAATAGTGTGTTTCACGTATTACATACTATTGTAATAGAAGGTCAAATCTGGGTTCATTATATTAAAGAAACAACAAAAGAAACTAATGAAGCACGAGAATATAGTTGTTATCTCGAAAGTTTCTTACAAAGATTTAGAGCACTACCAGAATGACACAACTAAAAGGCCTAGTACCAAAAGGTTGGGGATCAGAATTTATCTGGGCCACAAACGACAAATACTGCGGCAAGTTTATGAACTTTAACGCAGGTGCTAAGTTTAGTATGCACTTTCATCGAGACAAAGAAGAAACTTGGTATGTACAAAGCGGCAAATTTATTGTTCGTTGGATTGATACTGCCACTGCCGAACTACACGAAGAAGAAATACGTGACGGATCAGTTTGGTATAATTCCCCATGTATGCCTCATCAACTCATTTGTTTAGAAGCTGGTACAGTTATCGAAGTATCTACTCCAGATAGCGTTGAAGACAATTATCGTGTAATGCCTGGTGACAGTCAAAATGCCAAGATATAGAAAAGACTCAGACGGTAATGGTCCCTCTTATAAGAAAGGCGACCGAGTATGGGTTGCTTCTTTAAAAATGGAAGCTACTGTAATTGAACAGGTGCTTCATTGGGACTATCCTGAATCATTTTACGGCAATGTCAAATTAAAGTATGACGACGGTGTTGAAGGAATTAGTAATTGTTGGCAATTGTCAAGGGTAGTTAGATGAAAACTGTAATTGTTAACGGAACATTTGATATACTTCACCCTGGACATATCAGAATGTTAAACACAGCACGTAGTTTAGGTGACTATCTCATTGTGTGTATTGATACTGACCGTCGTGTTAAAGAACTTAAAGGCGATCAGCGTCCAATTAATGATCAAAACTTTCGAAGAGTAATGCTACAAAATCTCAAGGCTGTAGACATAGTAGAATTCTTTGACAGTCGAGAACAATTAATAGATTTAATTAAATTGTACAAGCCAGATATTATGGTTAAAGGTAGTGACTGGAAAGGTAAGAGTATAACTGCTCAAGAACACGTTAAGGAAATCTTTTGGTATGATAGATTCGATGAATACTCAACAACAAAAATCATTCAAGATATTATTAATCGGGGATAATTGTAATGACATTTATACATATGGTTATGTAAACCGTATTAGCCCCGAAGCCCCGGTGCCTATCTTTGAACCGCACTATACCATTCACAAAGATGGCATGGCTGGCAACGTGTGTAAGAACTTAGAAGCATTGGGATGTAATGTTGATTTCCTAAGAGATAAAGACAAAGTCAGTGAGAAGAACAGACTAATTGATCATCGTACCAAACAACAATTACTACGTATAGACAGAGATAGTGAAAGTAAGCCCATTATATTTGAAACAGCAATACCGCCAGTATATGATGCTATAGTTGTTAGTGACTACGGCAAAGGCACAGTGACTTATGAGTTGATTGAAGAATTAGTTAAGACTCAAACAATTCCTATTTTTATTGACACAAAGAAGCACGACCTGGCACGTATGAACGGTTGTTATATTAAAGTAAATGCTCTAGAAAGAAGTCGTGCTGTTAGTTTGCCCGACGCTAAATGGTTAATTGTTACACACGGCGGAGATGGCGCTTCGTGGGATGGATGGGTATTACCTGCTGAAATTGCAGGTGATGTTGTTGATGTATGTGGAGCCGGTGACACGTTCTTATCGGCTTTAGTTTATGAATTTTTACAAACAAACAATATTCGTAGCGCAATAAAATTTGCAAACAAGGCAGCGGCAGTAACAGTTCAACATACAGGTGTATACGCACCAAGACTAGAGGAAATAAAATGACTAAAATATTTGAAGGACCGGAACATATCGAGGATAGTGAAGCACCTTGGGATGACACAATGCGTGACGATTTTCATGTAACAGTTTTTTATGACAAGTATCCAGTAACAAACGGACATCTATTGTTCGTGCCTAAATATAATACAGTAGGAGTATTGAATGAAGCTTTTCAAGATGCTTTTAGAGAAGGTAAGAAACAAGTCGACAACGGAAACTGGGACGGTTTCAACATTGGCTTTAACTATGGCGAAGCTGCAGGTCAAACTGTCAACTGGCCTCACATCCATCTTATTCCCCGTCATAAAGGCGATGTCGAAGACCCAATTGGCGGCGTTAGAAACACAATCCCAGGCAAAGGCAACTATCGCTCGGCACACTATAAGCAAGATTAAACCAGTCCAGTTTCAATGGAGTGGAACTCCAACAGTTGGAATTATAGCTCAGACTATTGGACCATTAACTCCATCTTCGTGGAGCACATATAATATTCCTCCTCCAACTGTCCATTCTGGGCAGTTTGTTCCTAACAACTCTATCCAATTTAATAATTCTAACAGTAAGCCGGTATTAACTATTACACACGATGGCGAGGTTGTTTGGGATGGAAAGCCCAGTGAAGCCGCAGAAGCATTAAAGCGAACTTTCCAATTTACAGTAGAAGATATGAAGGGCGTTACCAAAGCCGCACGTAGACGCTACTATTGGAGAGCAGTAGACAACCTTGCTAAAAAATCTAAAACAATGTCGGCAGAACAATTTGTTGACTTTGTTCAAAAGCAAGCGTATAATAGAGAATGTAAGGTACTAATTGATACATTGAAAGGAACATTATGAAACAATTTACAGTTAAAGAAACCGAAGGTTTTCGTCTTCGTGTTAAAAGTTGGAAATGCGTTAACCCAGCAGATTTAAATTCTATTGAGTTTATTCAAGAAACATTGACAGATGGAAAAGTAAGTGGCAGTTCTGTTTATAACTTTTTCATGACAGATGTAGAAGTCAAAGAACTAGCCGCAGGACTTGTAAATGAGTAAGATTAAAATAGCAGAACTATTTTATAGCATTCAAGGTGAAGGACGCTTTATGGGCGTCCCATCTGTGTTTCTGCGTACATTTGGCTGTAACTTTACTTGTCAAGGTTTTGGCATGCCGCTTGGTGAACTAAGCAAAGAAGCAGAATTTGTTGACCCTACAAAATATAAAACATATAATGAACTTCCGCTCGTTAGTACTGGTTGCGATAGTTATGCTTCTTGGGATCCACGTTTTAAAGACCTTAGTCCTATGCTCACTACAGACGCAATCGCAGACAGAATTATGGAGATATTGCCCTTCAATGAATGGCAGGACGAGCATCTAGTTATTACAGGCGGTGAGCCGTTACTAGGTTGGCAAAAAGCATATCCAGCATTGTTAGATAATCCTAAAATGAAAGGGTTAAAAGAAATTACGTTTGAAACAAATGGTTCAATGCGTTTGACTAAAGATTTTAGACAATATCTACTAAACTGGTCATTAGGTAATAAAGAAAGAGGACGCAACGCCCTTACATTTAGTGTAAGCGCAAAACTTCCGTGTTCTGGAGAACCGTGGAAAGATGCTATTAAGCCAGAAGTAGTTTGTGCTTACGAAGAAGTTGGGTACACCTATTTGAAGTTTGTAGTTTCTACAGAACAAGATATTGAAGATGCGCTAAAAGCTACAGACGAATTTCGAAAAGGCGGGTTTAAAGGCCCTGTTTATCTAATGCCAGTTGGCGGAGTTGAGTCAGTATATGCTTTAAATAATAAAGCAGTAGCAGTGGCCGCAATGAAACACGGACTTAGATATAGTGATAGATTACAGGTGCCGTTATTTAAAAACGAGTGGGGAACTTGATGAAAAATTGGTTAAAGAAAATAACAGGACTTGACAAGTTAGAAAAAGAACGATCTGACGCATTGGCTAGAGCGGCAGAAGCACTTGTTAAAGAAAAAGAAGCAGTAGAATCAGCTCGCCTTGCTAAACTTAATCCAAAAGAACTTGCTAATGAAAAAGCAGAGCCGTATATAGCAGTACTTGAAACAAAAGTAAACGTAGATAATCCACGTAACGGATTTTTTGAACTTGACTGGAATGAGCACTTTGTTACTCAACTAAAAAATGCCGGGTACTCCGGAGAAACAGATGAAGAAATTGTAGATCAATGGTTCCAGGATCTCTGCCGTAATGTTGGAGCTGAAGCGGGTGTTAGCATGGATCGTAGAGGTAGTGGTTATATAAACGTAAACAAGATAGACGGAAATAGATCGGAAATTGGTTAATGACTTACATTTTAGTAGATACAGCAAATTTGTTCTTTCGTGCTAGGCACGTAGTACGTGGAGATCTTGAAGAAAAGATCGGCATGTGTCTACATGTTACATTTAATAGTGTACGCAAGGCGTGGCGTGACTTTGGAGGCACACACGTTATCTTCTGTTTGGAGGGACGTAGCTGGCGTAAGAACTTTTACAAGCCGTATAAGGCGCAACGAGCAGACGCACGTTCAAAACACACAGTAAAAGAAGCAGAAGAAGAAAAGCTCTTTTGGGAAACGTTTGATAAGTTTAAAGAGTATATTCATGCTCAAACTAATTGTACTGTTCTACAACATCCAGAATTAGAAGCTGATGATTTAATTGCGGGTTTTATCCAAAGTCATCCAAATGACAATCATGTTGTGATTTCAACAGACGGAGATTTTGCACAACTTATTGCTCCAAACGTAAAACAGTATAACGGTGTAATGGGTATTACAACTACGCATGAGGGATACTTTGATGACAAAAATAAACCTGTCACTGATAAGAAAACTAAACAAGTTAAGCCCGCGCCGGATCCGGCCTGGTTGCTATTTGAGAAGTGTATGCGTGGAGACACCTCCGACAACATCTTTAGTGCTTATCCGGGAGTACGTGAGAAAGGGACAAAGAATAAAGTTGGTCTCCGTGAGGCCTTTGCAGACAGAGATTCCAAAGGATATTCTTGGAACAATCTCATGTTGCAACGTTGGACTGACCACGAAGGTGTCGAGCATCGTGTACTAGATGATTACAACCGTAATGTTAAATTATGTGACTTAAAAGCACAGCCAGAAGATATTCGAGCAAAGATGACTGAATGTATTCAGGCAGAATTTGCTAAACACAAAGAAGTAAAACAAGTTGGCATTCGTTTAATGAAGTTTGCTAACTCTTACGAACTACAAAAAGTAGTTGAGCAGGCAGAAAGTTATGCTGAACCTTTGAACGCGAGATATCATGTATGAAGGAAATTATGACCAAAGTTAAAGTATTGATTCCAAACAAAAGTTGGTTAATAGAGAATGGCGGAGAAAAGATAGGAACACTGAGTAAAGAAAAATCAGGATATTCTATTTTACAAAATGGACAAAAGTATGAAATTGGCAATGCCAATAATGTTCGAGAGCAATTGGGCATCAACATCACAGAAGAACTTGTAAAGACTAAAAAGGTAGCAGTTCCAAAAGAACTTACAAATAGTGTTTATGAATTTCCGTGTTCAAGCAAACCATTTAGTCCATTGTACAATGTTCGTAAAAAATTGCCAATATATGCTAAAAGTACAAAAAGTAAAAGTCAGTATTGTGCCGGATACTATGTAATTCAATTCCGAAAAGGTTGGGTTAAATCGTTCTGTCCTAAACTTATTACACTAGAACGATATCCGTTTAAAGGCCCGTTTAGAACAGAACAAGAAATGCGTCAACAACTCAACTTACTTAAATGAAACCAATTAACACGGTTCCAATTGAAATGTTCTTGGAAAAGGCCAGGATTGCTATCAAATCCGGCCAAAAACAAATGAATATTGACATAAAAGACGTTATTGCTATCAATGATAGCATTGCCATTGTTATGACACGTCTGGCGGGAAAATTAGACGAGCAGATGTATAATGCTCCTAAGCAGGATGATGTTCTCGAAGTAAGAATGGATGGTGGCGGTTTTAAGTAAACTTAATAAATATATGCGTATATATTTCGGAGTACGCATAAATGAGCCGCCCAAAACCAAATGTTTTATTAGAACTAACAAACAAAAAAACTTTTAAAGTTGAACAAGTTTTAGAAGCTGAGGCCATTTGGGCTGTGTTTCATAAAGGTAAACCTGTCAATCTTAAAACTAATAGTGTTATTGCACAGGATTTAGGTCCTAAGTATAAAAAGGTAAGTTTTTCAAATGCTGGTCACGCACATAACCTAGCAGAAAAATTAAACAAGATGTTTAACACATCAGATTTTTCGGTATTCAAACTAACAAATGGTGAAGAAATTAAAGAGTGATAAGAGACAAATAATTACTCAAGGAATGATTGAGAAGTTAGGTCTTGATCCGAAAAAAATTAAACAGTATCATGCCGCATGGTGGGTCAACCCGAGAAGTAAGACAACCGGCGGCTTTCGTTTGACCGAGTTTGGATACAAATCATTTAAGGCGTTAGATATTGAAGAATTCAAAGTTACGTTGGATCAAAAGATAGAATGGACCAGTAAAATGGTATTACAACTAGACCATTTTGTAGATGTTCCATTTTATTTGGATACTGATGCTATATACGTATTTGATAGTAACATGGCTATCCAATTGATACTATTCTCTGGCAATCTTCAAAAATTTGGACAAGCTCGTGCTCGTAGTGTAGCATTAAAACAACAAGAAAAAATAGAAAAAAACACTTGACATTTTACCAAGACCGCTGTATAATAAACACATACAGACGCAAACTGTAGCAAATTTTTAATTTTTGAAAGGTCTAAAATGGCAGAGCAAATTTCCGCAAATCGTAGCGTTACTCCTAATGAAGCAAAACGTAGCCTACGTAAGTGTTTGAAGATTAAGCGTCCGGTCTTCATCTGGGGTGCCCCAGGTATTGGCAAATCCGATATTGTTAAACAACTTGGCGATGAATCCAATCGTGAAGTGATTGACGTGCGTTTATCACTTTGGGAACCTACCGACATTAAAGGTATTCCTTATTACAATTCCGACAAGGGCACAATGACTTGGGCTCCTCCATCAGAGCTCCCTACAGATCCAGAATCTACCGCAATTTTGTTCCTAGACGAACTTAACTCTGCGGCTCCTGCTACACAGGCCGCGGCCTATCAACTTATTCTAAACCGTCGTGTAGGTACTTACATCCTGCCAAAGGGCGTTAGCATTGTTGCCGCCGGTAACCGAGATAGCGACAAGGGTGTAACTTATCGTATGCCTGCTCCGTTGGCTAATCGCTTCCTTCACTTGGAATTAAAAACTAGTTTTGATGACTGGCTCCAGTGGGCTACTAACAATACCGTAAATGAACAGGTTGTTGGTTATTTGGGCTTTGCCAAACAAGACCTTTACGACTTTGACCCACGTAGCGGTAGCCGTTCTTTTGCTACTCCTCGCTCTTGGTCCTTTGTTAGCGAGTTGTTGGAAGATGACGACTTGGATGAAAACACGCTAACTGATTTGGTTGCTGGTGCTGTTGGCGAAGGTCTTGCTGTTAAGTTTATGGCACACCGTAAGGTTGCCAAGCAAATGCCAAATCCAATGGATATTCTAAAAGGTACCGTAGACAAGATTACAATTAAAGAAATCTCTGCTATGTATTCTTTGACTATTAGTATGTGCTACGAACTCCGTGATGCCGCAGAAAAGACTCCTAAAGAGTTTGATAAAATGGCAGATAACTTCTTTAAATTCATTATGGATAACTTTCCAACTGAATTGGTTGTTATGGGTGCTAAGATTGCGCTTACACAATACGACTTGCCGTTTGATCCTCACGCAATGGACAATTTTGACAAGTTCCATAAGGTGTACGGCAAATACATCCATGCC